CAGTGCCTAGCTCCGTTGCGATCTGTGCCACATACCATAACACATCACCTAGCTCCTTTGCAAGCTGATCAATATCATTTACATCAGCTTCGCCTCCTTTGTCTCGAAGAATCTTCTTGTACTTGTTGCAAAGCTCTCCAGCCTCACCAGCTAGACCCAGGATAGGGTAGTTGAGTCCTTCTGGGTAAATTGCGGTTTCGTTCGCTTGGATTTGATAGTCGTTTAATTTCATGGCTTATTATAGTCGGGCTGCTACCATTTCGTCAATCATACTTTCAAAAGTATAATTAGGCGACCAGCCGAGGACTGTTTTCAGCTTCGTACAATCACCTTTTAGATCCGTAAGTTCGGTGGGTCTGTAATATTTAGGATCCACCGTAACAAACTTCTTGTAGTCCATGCCCAACTTACTAAACACAATATGGCATAGTTCTCGTACAGCATGTGCTTCTCCCATAGAGCAAACAAAGTCGTCAGGCTCATCATGTTGAAGCATCATCCACATGGCACGCACATAATCCTTAGCGTGTCCCCAGTCGCGTGTAGCGTTTAGGTTACCCAAAGCAAGCTCGGTTGCTTCACCTCTGTAAATTTTACAAGCACCTTCAATGATTTTGTTAGTGACAAAGTTTAACCCTCGGCGGGGAGACTCATGGTTAAACAAAATCCCATTGGAAATAAACATACCGTAACTTGATCGGTATACTCTGCATAAATTATATGCGTACAGCTTGGCACATGCATAAGGACTTACTGGGCGCATCAACGTGGTTTCACGCCTATAACCATCCTCATCTACTTCATTACCAAACATCTCTGAAGATCCGGCCTGATACATACGAGCATTGGGACAAAATAAGCGCATTGCCTCCAATAGGTTTAGAACTCCATTAGCGTCAGCCATAGTAGTGAAGGCTGGCTGATCATAACTAATTTTAACGTGCGACTGAGCAGCTAAGTTATATATCTCATCCGGCTGCACTTCTTTAAGCAGGTGAGCCAGGGAGGGCATATCTAATAAATCCCCATAAAATAAATTCATATTAGGGTGATTCTTGACCCCAATATATTCTAATCTACTCGTCTGGTTCTCTGGAACTGAGTGCCTTCTCAGCAAACCCCAGACCTCATAGCCCTTCTCTAATAGTAGCTCTGCTAAGTAAGATCCGTCCTGTCCGCTAATACCTGTAATTAGTGCCTTTTTCATAATCTTATATTTTTTTTGCTTTCTGTAAACCACTTATATGTTTCTTCTATCCCTTGTCTAAGACCTATTGTAGACTTCCAGCCCAAGCTCTCTAGCTTGCTTATGTCTAACTTCCGAACGGGTGTTCCGTTAGGTTTATCCTTGTCCCAAACTATCTCACCTTCAAACCCCACTACATCTTTAATCATATGTGCAAGCTCTTTAATTGATATGTCACTGTCAGAACCAATGTTAATATGTTTCGCAGAGTTGTAGCTGTTCATCAAGAATACACAAGCATCAGCTAAATCGTCTACATGAAGAAACTCTCTTCTCGGAGTGCCGTCTCCAAAGCAGGTGACTGCTGAGTCGCCGTTTGTTTTTGCATCACTAAATTTGTGAATCAAAGCAGGTATAACATGGCAATGATCTACATTAAAGTTATCGTTCATACCATAAAGGTTTGCTGGCATAAGAGATATGGCATTGAAGCCGTACTGTTTATTATAGAACTGACACATCTTTAATCCTGATATTTTTGCTAAAGCATAGCCTTCATTTGTAGGCTCCAGGTAGGAAGACATAAGATAGTCCTCTTTTATGGGTTGATCAGTTATCTTTGGGTATATACAAGCTGAACCCAAAAACAGAAGCTTGTCAACTCCAGATCTGTACGCCGAGTCTATTACATTATTTTGTATTTGTAGATTATCATAGATGAAATCAGCGGGACATTCAGCATTCCAACCTATGCCCCCCACTTTCGCTGCTGCAAGAAACACATACCTAGGCTTCTCAGCTTCAAAGAACTCTCTGGTTTTTTCTTGATCTCTTAGATCTAGTTCTTCTTTAGATCTCGTTACTATGTTATCGTATCCTTGAGAGTTTAGCTTTCTTTCTATAGCAGAACCTACAAGACCTCTGTGCCCTGCGATAAATATTTTTGATTGCTTGTTCAAACTATCACCTCATTCACTATATCACAGATGTAATCCACATCTTCTTCCGACATCTCAGGATGGTTAGGGACGTATAATCCGTAATCATGTACTACATCCGCAAAGTTGAATTTTTGTTCTCCATACAATTTTATAAAGTAAGGTTGCCTAGCTATGTTGCCACAAACCAACGGTCTGCATTCTACTCCTGCCTCTATAAGCTTCCTTACAATCTCATCTTTCTTAGGATGAATAATAGGATAAGCAAAGTTACTAACTGATGCATTTGAATGAGGTTTGATCTTCCAGTAGTCGTTTTTTATTTTTGATTGATACCTAAGGAAGTTACGGGTTCTGATAGAATTTTTTAGGTCTAAACTATCTAGTTGTTTTATACCTAAGAACGCCTGTATCTCAGTAGCTCTAAGGTTGAACCCAGGGTAGTAAAATGAGTATAAGTCTCTAAACTCATCTACACCATGATCCTGTCTCAAATTCTCTCTTGTCTCTTCTGAGAGGTCTCTAGACCACCCATGAGACCTGATGGACTTTAGTATCTCATATAGCTCGAAATCACTCGTGCTGACTAAACCACCCTCCACAGTAGAGAAGTGATGACCAAAATAAGTAGAAAAGCTAGACATCAAACCAAATCTTCCTGTTTCTCCACCTGGATAGGTGGACCCTACACTCTCACAAGAATCTTCGAGAAGAATAACATCGTATTTTTCGCATATAGACATGATCTCTGCCATATCATTGGGAACACCCAACACATGCACGATCAATACACACGCTGGATTATGCTTCTCACATAATTCTCTAAACTGGTTTACATCCAATCCTAGATCGTTTCTAGATGCATCGCACAAGATAGGTTGCATCCCAAGTTGAATCACTGGGCTTACCGTTGTTGTCCAAGAAACACAAGGCACAATGACCTTTTTGTTTTTCATCCTACCGCTCTGCTGTAATGCGTACAGCATAGCCAGATTAGCGGAAGAACCAGAATTTACAAACACAGAATGCTTGACTCCCAGCCACTCTGCCCAAAGCTCTTCAAAAGACTCAGTGAGTTTGCCTTTGGTAAGCTTTGGATATGTTCCTAGCCAGTCTATGAGATGGTCTATTTCCCTGTTAGATATAGTGTCTTTTACTAAATTTATCATGATATACTCTTTATGATAGAGTCCCACTCTGCGTATATTTTGGACTTTCTTTTTTTATTGTCTTCTTTCATTTTGTCACTGATTTTTTTCGTATCGCAGCTAAGTAATATTTCATTTAAGTGATCAAACGAAGAAAACTGCGTTACTGAGGGCATCCACTCAGGGTCATAAAAGTCTGAACCTTCAGCAAGTTTTTTAATTACGCTCATACTTGTGTAATTATTAGGATCAAACGATGTGTCTCTAGGCGTAACCTGTGACATAGTATTATACATTTTACTAAAAAGTATTTCAGAGAAAGCTCTTCCTTCTGAGTAAAGCTTACAAAGTAAATCTATATCGGGTACGAACAAAGGGACATTAGCCGCGTACTGCTCAAATATAGACATGTAAGAACAAGCATACGGTATGTGGACTATGCCTCTGTAGGCCAGCAAGTCCTCGTAGCTATGATTCTGCAATACATCAGGCTTATATTTTACACCAATACTATCAAGCTCAAGCATCCTTTGCTTTGAATAATATAGAAAGTCTTTTTTATCTCCTGTGTATTCCTCTGGGAAGTAATCACAGAAACTAGGTATATGCTTAACCTCTCTGTCTAGATAAGCTTCAGTGTATATTTTATCAGTTAGATTGTTAGCCACTAATATTATTCTCCCTTCATCAACACCATTCTTTAAGAAGTCGTTGAACTTTCTCCACTCATGAGCGCGGAAAGAAAAGGGCCACTCATATCTGATAGGCACATTTATGATAATTGGTTTGTCGAACTTTTTGTACAGTAGCGAGAAAGGGGGCGGATAAGTAACGATAAATGCATCATAATTGTTTAACTCGTCCTTATACCTGTCGTAAAACTGATCGGACATGTCATCCGCAGATAATCTCATCCAGTTACCATTGTCTAATAAAGGAATGCTGTCTTTTTTTCTGTTAAATACCCAGGTATGATCAGACAGGGATACATCATCTACTTCATGCCCTAGAGACTCAAAGATCTTCTTCATATCAGCGATAACTGATATGTGCATGTCTATGTTATAGAACTTCATATTACTATCCAATCTTTCAAGTATATCTGCTGGTTGTTCGCTGAGTTACCAAACCAATTACTAGGCGCAACAACTTTCTTGTTTGGGTTTTCGTTTATCCAGGACCCCCACCAACTGTAGCTAGAGTTAGCGATGATATTATGATCGCACATACTCATGAGCCAAAGATCTTCAATATTGTTATTTCCTTCCACAAATACCATGTTATCAAACTTTAATGTGTTCTTACACCAGGGGATATCATCAGAGAATATAAGAATTTTATCCGCGTGGCCGATCTCCTTCATAGCTTTCTCATAATAGTTTGTTCCCATAACTGGGTGAAAACCGTTTGAATCTAAATAATCACTCCTTCTAACATGTAAAGCCACTGAATTATTTAAGTTATATCTAGATAACAATCTTTCTTTTATCTCACCTCTAGGCTTTAGACAGTTTCTGATAATATCCTCATGATGTTTGAAATATCTTTCGCATTGCCAGTACCCATCAAAGTAAAATGATTTATCTTTTGGTAAGTTACCAAGTGGTAGGTACTGTGAAGGGTCATGAAACACAACGTCCGCTTTTTTGTCCCTTGAGAGAACACATTCCTTTTGAATGGCGGGTATTCTGTCTAAAGCGTAGAAGTGTTTGTAGCATAACTCATAGTGAGAATCATCAAACACATAGTCCATGTCATTATCTAATGACATGGACTTAGCATAAGCCCACTGAAATAGTTGATTCCCTATTCCCCCGTATAGTTTCATCTTAATCATAAAACTTCTCCAATAAATCTTTTACCGAGTTGCAAGTTTTTATGTAGTGGAAAGTATAACTATGCTTTATATCTTCGTCCTTCAGATTATAAAAGCTAGGATCTTGTGAATAAAATCCTTTTACATCCACTATCTCTATATCGTTGTCTCTAGCCCAAAGTCCTACGCATACATCTGAGTAGTAAGACTTTTTCAGGTAATCTAGCTGAGGGACGCCTTTATCCTCTATCAACTTAGAAGATATGAGGTAGCCAGCGCCGCCAGAGAGATACTCTAGGCTTTTGTCTGAGGGCCATGTCCCTTTCAACAAAGAGCCATACATTTTTGTTTGGTCGAGTGTCGGAAGCATTTCTTCTAGCTTACTAATATTCACACAAGTATCGTCGTCACAAAATAACATCCAATCCACATTCTTATAATGCCCCGTGCGATATACTCGTAAAAGTTCAGCTAGGTTTTTCTTTCCATTTGATTGGTAAGTATCATCAGGGTCAACCTCGACTTGATTACCTATCCCAGTGTTTCTATCTGTGTAAAAGACGTAATCTAATCCAGACAGCCACGAAGTTACTAGACATTCATGCCTATCTTTATTTTTATGTGTTGTCAACACATGCACTGAATACTTCATACCCTACCTTCCATATCATCTTGAGTTATTCTTTGTCCGACAAATGATCCGAATTCTACAGGCTCATGAGAAGGGAATGGTTTTCCATTGAATCTTCCCATGTCATCATGCTCCAGGAAAAGACCAAAGATGTTCTGGTAGAATGCAGCTAGACCCCTCTGATCATCGAAATAATTGGACTGTTTATGCCTACACAATTCCTTGTACATAAAGTCCAAATTAATTATACCATCTCTTCTTGCTCCCCACATACCTCCCATTACGGGAATAGCATGAGCTTCGTGATCTCTCATGGCATGAAATTGTTTATCACTATCTAGCCACTCACTCACTGCCTGAAACTCTCTATCTGAAAGCCTAGAATCGCAGTCTCTGCTAACAAAGACATCGACCTCGGGTTCGGTCATCGGTCTAAATCTTTGAAACATACCGTCAGATCCGGGCTCTTTATCGTAATAGATGATCCTGTCAGCAGCCTCTAGATCCACCTCTGTGCCCTTCTCTACATAGAACCAAGTCTCCCACCCAGGATACATCTTGGAGGCCATCTCGGCGTTCCTGCGGGCTCCTACGAGGTAGTCTGGATCCGTGCCCCAGACACTAAAAGATATAACCTTCCTCATAGGTAAAGCCTAACGGGAGATCTAAGAGGTGTCACAGGATTAGCTACAACAATAGGATGCTTTTTTTTCAAGGACCACAGAATAAACAGCCGTTCCATGAAGTACCCTACGGCTTTTTTTCTATCGGCTCCGAAGTTATGTTCTTGAGAGAAGTACGGGTGCTTTTGGTCTTTCAAGGACTGCTGCACTAAAGGCCAGGAAAAATCCATGAAGTCTACAAAAAAGTTTTTGTGCATGTACCAGTAATTTCCAAAAACTACCTTATTGGAGGAATACCACCCCTCGGGGACTTCATCTACCACGGTGTTGATGTAAGAGGTCATCCCTGGGTGAGCAATTTCAGTTTGAATGCTAATAGGTAATGGGAAGCCTCCCCCGTCTAGCAGTTCAGACATTCCCCAAGTTACAATCTTTTCGGGATCTTTTATAGAGTCCAGATAGCTTTGACTCTCAAAAATAGTTGGCTGCTTATCTAACTGCCTGTAAGAAGTGGTCCCGAAGTAATCTCCCTGAATACAATCAAGATTTCTGTAGAACCACAAGAAACAAGCATACTCAGCTAAAGCTAATCTCGTTTTGGCATCTTCCAATTCGGGACAGTTTATAAATAGTTCTGAATTTACTTCTGGCTCTAATCCAAAGCCTTGATAACAGTCGGTTTGGAAGATATGTTTCTCGTGCTCTTTTTTAAAATAACATTGATAGATCATAGTATTTCCTCTTGCCACAAGGAGAAGATTTCCTCATTAGTTAATTCTGATACAGTGTTGTCTGTTTCTTCGTTTCCAAAAAACTTAGTTCCCGTGCTGAAACATTCGTCTTTAACCAAACAAGCAACCTCTCCTTTAGAAGAATGATATACTCTGCCTACAGAGTCATACATCTCTTGCTTGGAATCAGCGTATCCTGTGTGAATAACCTTTCCGTCAGCCAACAAAGGTTTCACCTTTTTATCGTAGTAGCTGGGGTCTTGTATATTTCCAAACAAAAATACCTGTTTACAGCCATCCTCAATAGCCCTCTCTATGGAAATATGAGTTTGTTTTCTATCTTCAATGGCTCCAATCACCCCAGCTACTAAGTCTAGATCCGATTTATCGTTGGAATGTAGCTCCTCCTTTATGTTCGGTATAATTGTAGAAGGCCCTTGATAGGCTGAATGATAGTTTCTATGCTCTTCATGTAAGAATATGGCTTTATCCCAAAATGTGCGTACTTTGGAGAAATCAAACCACCATTTTTCATGACATGCAAAAAGCACTTTTTTTACTTCAGGTCTCTGGGCAAAGTTTAAGTAATGGCAGATTAAAACGTCATCTTTTTCTAACTTGAGTTCTGATAACTTACTTGACTTGCAGCGATTCATATGCCAGTCCTGTGGCCCATAAAAAGTACAATCCAAGCCCTTAGAATTAAAGTAATTTGTTAGGTTTACAAATACTGTCGTAGATCCTCCTGGACCTGACCAACCACTAACTATCTTTACTTTCAATATTCATAACCTCTCTATAAAGATCAATTCTCTTTTTAGCCATCGTGTTCATATTAAAGTTCTCTTCTGTAAGCTGATGTAGGTTTTCACCCATTCGCTGCACCATGTCGGGCTTCTTAGCGCACAACGTCAGAATCCTAACCCATTCAGAGATACCCTTCTTTGGATCAATCAGAAAGCCTGTCTCTCCATCTTTAATCCACTCGTCATAGCAGCCCACATTGCTTGCCACCAGCGGAATCTTATAACGACCACACTCGGCTACTTTAATTTCAGACTTACTGTCATTAAAATCATTCATCTCAAGAGGGGCTAGTGCTACATCCATGTTAGTATAAAACTGACCATATCTGTCAGGCTGAAGAGCATAATGAATATTCCAGTTCTTGCCTCCTTTGAATCCGCGTAGGATTATAGACTTATACTTATTCCAAACATCGGTCTGCCAGTCTGTGTTCCCTGGGGGCGGATGTCCGTAGAAATCCCACTGGCAGTTCTCGCGGCCAACACGCTGGTTTACAAGGTGCGGTACGCCAGAAAAATACTTTAGATCCTGCTCATGGTGGATACCACCCACCCAACCAAAGCGAACATAATTCTTCTTCTTTACTTTAGTTTTGGGTAGATTCCAACAAGGAAGATTATAGTCAATAGTGTTTTTTACTATGGCTAAAGAGTTTCCATTACCGATGAAAGGCTTAACTCGCTCTGCAAACTTTCTTTGTGTAACCGTGACGAGATCAGCGTGGCTATAAATAAACCCTGCAATATCTTCAAGACCTTTCTCCTTGTATACATTGTAAAGCCTGTGGCCTTCGTAAATGTTGGTAAGCAAATCGTCAGTATCATAATGAACTAGGCAACCAAACTCCTTTGCCTTCCCCACAATCCTTGCTGTGTAAGGTCCTCCGAAGTTAGACAGGTTCTGAGTGAAGACAATATCTGCCCACTTCATATTCTCAAACTCCCAATTCTCCTGCCACTTGCCTGTCTTCTCATCTATACCAAGAGGATTCTTATCCCAGCGAATTTCCACCTTGTCTCCATGAAGCTCCTCTAGCTTTCTCATGGGGGCAATAATCCTATAGTAAGCACACCCGCCTTCGTTAGCGGGAACACACAGTATTTTTAGCTTTTCTTCAGTCATAATAAAAAAGGAAGGCACCCCGTCAGTGCCTTCCTATTATAGTCTAATCCTAAATGAAAATCGTGGATTAGGCTAGTTCTTCTTCTTCCATAACGGCCATTTCACTGGCCTCTGAAGTGTGAGAAACGCCGATGGCAGCAGCGATACCGTGAATGGTGCCAGCGATATCGACATTGCTGTCAGTAGGAACCATAGCCTTGATAGCCTTGGCATAGTTTTTGCGCTTTCTGCGGCTAATCAGAGTCAGGACACCTTCCCAAGCGGCGAGGCCAGGAACAAAGGTGGCACCAAGACCAATCAGTGCATCAAGGATTCCTGGAACGTCTCCCTCACCTGGAGAGAAAGGAACGTAAGCTCCCTCCTCGATAAGGTCGTCACGATCAGCCAGAACAAGCTGTGTGCCCTCAGGAAGCTCGCCTACCACGCTGGCAGGTAGAGTATCAAGCGGGACAGGCTCCATCTCAGCGCCCTCTACGAGTTGAGACGGAGTGGTTACAACAGTGTCCTCACCGAAGAGGTCACTCAGGAGTTTGCAGGAGGTGAACCCCGTCATGATGACGAGAACCGCTGCAACGGATAGAATAAGGTTTTTCATAATCAGCTTTGAAGTTTAGAGAGATAATCCCCATCCGAAACATCTTCATCGGGACTGTTGGGGTTACTAAGTTCAGGAAGCCCAGTGAGAGCCGCCACCACTTTCTTGTACTCCTCGTAGTCCTCTAGCTTAACGAGGGAGTGGATGTCATGAAGGCTGTCCATAGCAGAGGCAACCTCAGCTTTAGAGCCAGCAGGAGAAGACTTCGGACGCGGTGCCGACTGGTCGTACTTTGGCCACTGTCCCTCCATCTCCTTGATGATCTTAAAGTCGTGCCCGTTGTCGAGGTCAGTGATATCACCAAAGTCCTCGTCAAGCATGGCTGCGATAATCTTCTTGAACAGGATGACGCCAACAGAGAGGATCTTAACGTCCCCAGAGTTGCGGTCAAGAATGTTCATGTAGTAACGAGCGCGAGGCTTAATCTGCCGTGCGAGATCCTCGTCCTCCTTCTTACCCGTCTTCCACAGACCGTAGTACAGGTCGCAAAGAGGGCAAGCCTCACCATGCACCTTACGGCAGTGGTAGTTCTTAGTGTTTCCGTCAGGACCAGTCACACGGTGGATCTTAGTCTCCGCATAGAACTCATGGTCCTCATCCTTGCCAGGAAGAATACGAACAGCGTTGCTGCCCTCAGGAATTTGGTAGAACTTGTTAAGGAAGTCCGAGTTGTTGGAGGTAGTGCCTCCACCGTTAAGTTGTTCGTGTTTCCGTCGTAGTGCTTCTAGATCAATAGCCATAGTAGTTTCCTCAGTTGTATAGTTTAGTTTCTGCGCGTCGGTTGCTTGACATTTGTACAATCATGTCTTTCTTGTGCTCAAGAGCCCGACACAAACCCTTGAGAACCTCGTACCTGAACGAAGCTTCGTTCAGATCCTTGCTCGCTG